GTGTAAACATAAAAAAAGACATGAGAAGACTGGTAGCCCGGAGCACTACTTTGCTCCATGGGGCTTTCCTCCCCCCTCTAAAGAAGGGGGTCTCCAGCCCTTCTCAGTCCAAAGGTTAAGTTGATGAAATGTCAAAAGAGGCATACCAAAGAGCAAAGAAAAACCTGCAAAACCTTTGCTGTACTGGCAAACCACTTCTACGTTGGGATGTGACCTGCCCACACTGCGATAAGCCACAGCCTGAATTTGAAGCCTACATCAACCTACCACTTGGCATATCTGGTTGCGTGTGTCGTGATTGCGTAAAGGCGTTTCGCATCAAGGGCGAGTCGATCGTCAAAGATGCTGTACCTCCTGGCTCGAAAGAGTTTCGTATTTTGTAGATAATCACGATAAGTTATCACACCAGACAAACTTCACGCAAACAAGATTGACCACTTCAGCACCATCCAAATAGCAACTATCACCCCTATCCCCTTGAGAAATAACACTCCATCTACTACAATTAGGCTCAAGATTCGTTTGATATTGTAATCAAAATCAACGCTGGAGCCTAATTATATGAGCACATCACAAGCCACACTATATATGGCCTGGGGAAACACGTCCGATCCAGAAGCACGGGATGCTTTGGGCAAGGCCCTTACTGCATCTTATGTTGCTGGTACTACTATTCCTGTTACGGGTAGCGACCTAGTAGCCTTCTATGTCGATGTCGTCACAAAATCCACCCTTACTACTGTTTATGCCAAAATCCAAACCAGTATTGACGGCGAACGTTGGGTCAACCTCCCAGCCTTCACATCACCTACAGTTATTGGCGCATCTCCAAATCAAGAAATTGAAAGTGAGCCACTCCCACTTATCCGAAAACTCATCATTCCAGGCGCAACTGAAGATCAAAGATTCACCATGACCCATGAGATGAGAACAAATTACGTGCGAGTTCTCCTCAAGGGAAACGCTGCTGTTGCCGGAAGTCGTGTTCTGGTAAAGGCTCTGATCTAAAAATAAACTCCACACATCAAGATTACACACAATAAAGGGAGCTTATGATGACATCAGGATTCATTCCAGACACACCAGATTGGCAGGTAGACGGAGATGCGGAGAGTCCTCATCTTATGGGGAGCGTTGATCATGCAGCCGACACACTCGCTAATCTCAACACAAAAGTTTCAGACGCTACATTAATCGATACCACAGATCCAAGATTAACGGATGCCAGAACACCGACAGCTCACGATCTAGCAGGTGCAGAGCATTCTGCCGATACCCTTGCTCATTTGAATTCTAAGGTAAGCGACGCAACGCTAATCGATACCACTGATGCAAGGCTATCAGACGCGAGAACACCAACCGCTCATAATTTGGGCGGTGCAGAGCATTCTGCTGATACCCTCGCAAACCTGAACCTTAAGGTAAGTGATGCCACGCTTATAGATACAGGTGATTCTAGGCTATCGGACGCAAGAACACCGACGGCCCTTGCAAACATGAGAACAACGCACGGCACAGAAAGTGATACTGACGCAAACGAGAACGGCGCGTTCAAAAGAACAGACTTGACTCAGGTTATTGATGGTGCTGACAGCGAAGGTGTTCTTTTCAGAATAACCACGGGTGTGCTTGGGTCTCTCGACTTCATAAACCTTGAGGTCAATTATACCTAAATAAAGCCATCTCAATGCCGGTCTTGTAGATTTTACGGATAATTTGATCCATAATTAACAACAACAAGACTCGGCTATCAACTCTACCCAGATCAAGCCATCAGGATAATCAATATGGAAACGCTAGAAAATCAAAGCACAGAACCTCAAGCATTCATTGCAGATCCTGATCATGACTGGGACATGGTGACAGTCTCAAAGGGACAGCTTGAATCAATCAGATCTGGCGATGAGACAACATGGTCGGATATTCAAGACGAGTTTGCTAGCAAAAGAGAATTTGATAAAAGTGGTACCGCTTTACAAAAAAAAGAGAAGGTTGGTTTTCTTTCTGAGATAGAGCCTTCCCAATCTTCACAACGTGCTTGGGATAATGCTTACACGGTATGGGAAGAAAACGGGGCCATCTCACCTCCTTTTGAGAAAGACTTGCTCGTTCGTATCTCGCGAATGTCTGGCGTTCTCAATGAGTGTATTCGTACCTATAAAACCGTTATCGATGGATTCGGGTATACCTTTATCCCAACACTTGACCCTGATAGTGACGATGCCTTTGACCAGGTAAAGTGGGCAATGTGGAGCAAACAAGTCGTCGATGGACAAGACAAGGAGGCCTCAGAACCGACAGACGATGAGGTCAATAAAAGACTCAGTGAAATCAAGCGAGATATTCGATTCGAGAAGATGAAGGCTGAGAAGTTCTTTACCAATGCAGGAAGAATCAACGGTGAGCCAGTTGGTTTTATCCACCTCCGACAACGATCCCGCGATGACTACGAAAAGATTGGTGAATTCTATTGGGAAGTTTTGCGAGATCAAAACGAAGATATTCGTCGTCTCAATTATGTCCCATCCATTGGGATTCGTAAGATGCCACTCGACAAGGAAAAAACTGAAGTTGAAGTTTCCGAGCGAATTGATGGTTTCACAATTACAGGAACAACAGAATATCGAAACTTCAGAAGATACATCCAGGTTGATCCGGAGGACGTGACTTTTGCCTATTTCAAAGAGTTTGGCGATACGCGAGTTCTCTCAATAAAGACTGGTGAATATTACGATACTATTGATGAACTGAACAAAAAGGAACCGGGTGTCGATCCCGCAACCGAACTGATTACAGATGGGATCGCAGACCCGGAAACTCCTTACGGCATTCCGCGTTGGATTTCAAACAGCCCTGCTATTGGTGGTTCGCGAAAAGCCGAAGAGGTCAACTTCTCCTACTTCGACAACAAGACAATTCCGCCATTTCTTATCCTTGTTTCAGGTGGGCGACTATCCAGCCAAGCCCAAGATCGCATCAAAACCTACCTGCGAACCCTCAAAGGTAGCGACAACTTCCACAAGCTACTCGTCCTTGAAGCGGCCCCATTCTCTGCAAATCTACCAGGGCAACCTCCTCAGCGCGTACAGATTGAAGTCGTACCGCTCATAAAATTCATGCAAGACGATGGATTATTTCTCAAGTATCTCAGTTTCAACGATACGAGAATTGGGGCTAACTTTGCCTGCCCATCGATCCTACGCGGACGCAGCGAAGAGTATGTTCGATCTGTAGCTCGTGAAGCCCTACGCTTTTTCGAGACAATGGTTGCACAGCCTGAGCGCATTCGTTTTGATGAAATGATCAATCTCAAGATCATGACTGAATTGAATATAACCCTTGTGCGGTTTGAGTCTCTCGGTGCAGACACGTCAGATCCAGAAGTCTTGGCGAAGGTCATTGACGTCCTGATGAAGCACGGAGCGATGGTTCCTGAAGATGGTCGAGTTGAAGCTGAAAAACTCCTTCGTCGCGAAATGCCAAAGATTGACGAAGACTTCATGCGCGTACCGTTGAAGATCACAGTTGCCGAAGTTGCCACAAGTGGGAATAGACCAGACGAAGAAGCACCAACCACAACCGCATCACAAATCACCGAAACAGAAAAAAGCACCATTGATATTGCTTATCTAGATAAAGCTCGTGAGGCCATAAAGAAAGGCGTCAAGGGCGATCTCCTCAGTGAAGGAAACAACGAAACATGGCTTGGGATGAAAAAGGAAGAAAAATAGATCCAGCGGTCAAGCTTCGTATGAGGTACATCGAATTGGATCAATTGCGCGAGTCTGGAAAAACAAGGTGTGATACCTGTGATTCTGTGGTTGCGCTTAGTGACTCTGTTGAAATGTGGAAGGGCAATGTCTGTCTATATGTGCAGTGTGATGGCTGTATGTCATCTTCGCCACTAACCCTTGCACAGTATCCAAATGGCCTACACATCACAACCGATCCAAATGGAACAGGCCTTATCCGTGGTGCTAATTCTTTATTGCCAAGCAAATCAAGGCCAAGAGGTTAATCAATGAGTGTTTTAACTGCGAAAGGATTTGATACAGCGATCGCTAATGGCGCAAAGCCCATGCAGGAAATCATGAGGCCACAACGTGAAAACGGTCTCGCTGCAATTGAAACCGCTCTTGATGAATCCAACCTTGACGGCATGAATCGCAAAGAGTTGTATGATTTTGCTCTAAAACTACAACTTCCCATTATTGCAGATGAAAAAAACGCTGTTGATATTTCCAGAAACATGTCTTCATCTCAAGAAGTCATGGCAACCAACGCAAGGAAAGATGCTGTCAACGAGTGGGATCTTGATGCCAGCGAAGAATGGGAAGACGACGATCCCATGTTTGACTCCGCTACCGCAAACACAGCTGGACTTTTTCTTATGGAAAGAGATCGATCCGTTGCTGACGGTGTGGCAAATCGTTTTGCTGACTCCACAATTGATGAGCGCGAAAAAGAGAAGTCCATCGAGAAGGCTGCGCCAGATCCTTATGGGTTTTTCGAGAGACATTGGGGGCCAAGATCTGAAAAACAATATTGGTCGCTTGTAAGTGCTGCATGGCTAGGCACAACTCGCAATGTATCAATCGCTTCTGTCTTTAGTGATGCTGGCCTTGAGTGGTGTAGGATCGCAGCCGAACTCGATGAAAGGACTAGCCATATTTGTTTGTTCTTAAATCAAAAAAGAGTTCTTGTTAACAGCGTGTTAGCTAAAAGCGCGAATATGATAGCGCCAGACTCAACAGGCAATTGGATCACAGAAACACCATCTCCTCTTATTGGTGGATTGACAGCAGATACCCAGAGACCTCTTCTTTCCATGCGCCCAAAAGAAGAAGGTGGAATTCCTGTTTTCATAGCACAGAGAACAGAGGAGCACACAAGAGGCACTGGTGAGTTTGATATGGGCGAGTACAATCAGATGGTAAGTGATGGCTATCTTGCTATGACACTTGGCCCACCTCCATATCATTTTCTTTGTAGGTCATTACTCGTGCCCGATGATTTTGTTTTCCCTCTCGATTTGAAAGCGAAGATAATTAACGTCATCACAGACAGAAGCTTTGACGTCTCTTTCGGTGATGCAGCTAATAGCCTGGATAATTAAACACGGCGCTAGGCTTTGCCTGTTGAGAAATAAGGATTGATAAAATGGAAATAAAAAAAACAGACTCTGGGCTTTATGTCCCATCGAAAAATCACAACATGATCAAAGATGAACCGATGGAAAAGCTTCGTAAATATCTAAGGCGTAGTATCAGCGAAGATCCCCAAAAAGGAAAGATTCGAGCAAATGCAATCTATAAACGAGTTGGTGAGCTGGTTACTCAATCTTTTCACAAGGTGATACTCCCAGCACATTTGACACCAACAAAGAACATGATCAACGAGCGCCTTGATTTGTGCGTTGAGATTATCTTGCGGTGTGTCGATCAGGGATGGATGTCTGTTCGTATTTATGACGAGATTGAGAGATTGTTTTGGGATGAACTGATTGAAGGAAAACAGGAAGTTTCAAAGAGGACATCTTGGGGCGTCCAAGGAAAAAGCTCCACCTAATTTGACATTGCAAAGGATTTATCAAATGACTGAAAAAACAAAAGATTTCTCGAACGGCATTCTCACAATAAGCAGAGAAGAGCTTCCATCAATCATGTTGGGTGTACTCGAAGAAGCAACAGAGGCCTGGGGCGATACCGAAAAGCTGGGTGAGATTTCTGGCAAGGTTATGGATCTTGGCGTGGCCTGGGAAAACATGAAATCAAACGAAGAAGCAAGCCATATTATGCTGTTTGCTGGCGTTGGATCTAGTCTCGACAAAGACAACAGCATCTTCCCTTCCATCCAGCAGGCCATCGAGACAGGCGAATTGTCAGAATTCACAGAGGCCATCCGAGCAATAAAGGACGAGATTGTCCCAGAGGCAACCACTGAGGCCGTCACGGATGAAGATGTCGAGACACAAGAAGTTAAAGAAGAGACAGTTGAAGAGGCTACCGAAGAGATTGTAGCCGAAGTTGAAGAAGCAACAGAAGAACAAGCCACCGAGGAAGTTGCTGAAGTTAAAGAGGTCATCATTGGCGAGGTCGTAGAAGAGGCCGTCAGCGAAGAGGTCGTGGACACACCAGCCGCTACAACGGAAGTCGTAACGGAAAAATGGTCAACTGATATGTCTGCTGAATTAAAGCAAGAACAGGCCAAGGAAGCAAAAGAGAGCGCTGCGAAAGAAGAGGATGCTCGCAAAGAAAGAGCCAAGTCTTTCAAGCCAGACACTTTCTCTTGGGACTCTGTTACTGATGGCGAATTCAAGGAATAACACCATGAAGGTCCAAGTATCAAAGCAGGCACTTGGCAGCGGTAAAGATGTTGCTAGGTTCTGTAAGTCTCTACATAAAGACGGGTATATTTTCAAAAAAGGCGACCAGGTAGCGAGAGAGGATGAAGAAACCGTTCTTGCTGTTGCAACCGTCAAAGCAAAAGCTGATGAATTACTTGCATCGGCCCTTGATCTTCACAATGCCGTTGAAGGCTATGAGACCATTTTCGATGGTAACTGCGTGTCGCTTCTTGATTCTGCAAAGGTACTGGCGTCGATAGATAAATCCTCGCACACGGTCCCATTGAAGGAAGCGTCAAAGAGGTTCTTGTCTGCTCTTGGTATCAAAACCGAATCATTGAAAATGGATACACCAGAAGCGTCCAATGCTATTTCTGGGTTGTCTTCTGTGTTTTCTCGCTCATTTATCATCGGCCGTCTCTGCAAACTTCAAAAGGAAGACTCTCAAGAAGAGCGTTTTGTCCTCGGAGTAGTTCTTGAGCCGAATGATGGCGGCGATGGTACGCCAATGAACCCGGATACCGATGGCGACATCTACAGCGCCGAAGAGATCCGAAAAGCCTCACATTGGTTTATGGAATTTGGGCAAAAGAATGGCATCCTGCATGGTCCCAAAAATGGCGGTATCATCTTTGAGAAAGAAGGCGATGAGGTTGTTATTCTTGAGAACTATATTGCTCCGATAGACTTTCCAGAAGGGGCGCTCGGTGAAGGAAGCCTTGCGATAAAGAAGGGTACTTGGCTAATGGGGCTTCGTATCAATGATGACGACATCTGGGAAAGTGTCCGCAGTGGCGAATTGAATGGCCTGTCTATTGGTGGATTTGCCAACGAAATCCCAATGGGAGAGTAAGCCATGCCAAAGCTATCCAAAGAAGAGCAAGCAAGAGCCAAGCTTGAGGACATTGAGACCGATGAGGTTTCCTTAGTGCCAAAAGGAGCAAACCGCTTTCCTTTTTTATTGGTAAAACGTCAAACACCTGTTGATAAAAGTGATCCAGTTAATCCAGGCGTTGATGTTCCTATTCTCGAAGTTGGTAATGAAGAGGAAAGGCTTGTTACTGGCGTTGTTCTGATACCAGAGAAAGAAGACGGCCAAGGGGATATACTCACAGAGGAAGCTGTGAGAAAGGCCGCTCATGGATTCATGGCGAAGATGCAACAACCTGACAACTCAGCAAGGCTCGGAGTCATGCATAAAGACTTCAGCATTCCGCTTGAGTTTGTGGAATCGTCTTTGATGTTGGCAGATTTCACCGTTAATAATCGAGAAATCAAGAAAGGTTCCTGGGTTGTCACGATGAGAGTTGTTGATGACGATACATGGCAGAAAGTAAAAAAGGGAGAGATCCGAGGATTTTCACTAAAAGGAAGTGGGCGCGGTTGGTGCCTCTAATAACAAGGATTGAACCATGACAGATAAGCGAAGAATCATAGAAGTTGAGGTAGAGGAACTATCTCTTGTTGACGACGGCGCGGTCAATGAAGATTTCGTCTTCATAAAACAAGCAAGTGAGACCACAGAGATCAAAGTCAAGGAAGAGGAAACCGCAAAAGAAGAAGAGGTTGTCGAGGAGAAAGTTGAGGTTGTCGAAGAAGTGGTTGAGGAAGTGGCCGAAGTCAAAGTTGAGGAAAAAGAAAAGGCTGATATGCCAACGCATGAAGCTCTCGCAAATGAGATGCTTGGTGCAATAGCTGAAGCTGGTATGAAGATTTATGAGATGGCTCCCTCTCTTGATCCTTCTGACGAGGACCAACTCAAAGAGATTCAATCTTTATGCTGGGCTATCGGTGATCTCGTTTGGGAACTGCGAATGTCTTCTGATGTCCTCGCTCTCGCAAAGCAAGCCGCTGAGAAGGCTAGCGAAGGTGATGTCAAGTCAGCCATTGAAAACATTGGAACCATGCTGGAGAAGTTTAGCAAGGTCACAGCGCAAAAATCAGTGGAAAAACATGACGACCCCATGCCTCCATCGATTCAGAAATACGCCTCCTCTGTCATGCCAAAAGATAAGGTTGTGGCACTGGTGAAAAGCTTCGTTGAGGCGCACAAAGCGCTTGATGGGGTTGATATAAATGATCTTTCTGTTATGCTAAAAGAGCTGATGGGACAACAAAACTCATCGGTCGAGGCAGGCGAGAAAGAGGAGCTGGCTAAGTTGAAAGCTGATTTGGCAACAGAGAAGCAGAAAACAACCAAACTCCAACAGAAACTGGCAAAGGGAGCGTCACAGGTTCAACCCTCAAGAACACTTGAGGCTACCGTGAATGCGAACACACAAAAGGGCCAAGATCGAGTGGTCTGGCCCACTGACTTAGCCATACCATAGGCTCTATTCAACGATAGATAAACAGCTTAGTATTGCAAGGAGAATTTAGATGAGCCAAACAAATCGCACTATCCTCGAAAAAGCCGACCTGTCAATTGCGGACCTAGTATCCGATGGCGGCTATCTCGTACCAGCCCAAAGCAAGAAATTTATTCAACATATGATTGATGCTTCGTCCGTGCTTAAGCGCGTTCGAGTTGTTCCAATGAAGTCACACACTCAATTGATTGAGGGTACATACTTCAATTCTCGTATCCTTCGAGCAGGCACAACCGCTCAAGCCCTGCCTCTTAGCCAAAGAGCCAAACCAGACCTCACCAAAACAACCTTGACCGCTGTGCTTGTAAAAGCCCAGGTTGACTTGAACGATGAGGTTCTCGAAGACAACATCGAGCAAGGCACACTCAAATCCACTGTTATGAAGATGATGGCCGAGCGTATTGCCCTTGACATGGACGAGTTGACGGTCAATGGCGACACCACAAGTGCTGATACCTTTTTGGCATTGTATGATGGAATGCTTGCCAACACGACCTCTCATATCACTGTTGCTGGTGGTGTGCCCCTTTCTGATACCATTCTTCGTTCCATGATGAAAAGCATCCCCAGCCCCGCACTTCGGGACAAGTTGAAGAATGTCTTTTTCACGTCGATTGATGCCGAAATTGACTACCGTCATGTGCTTTCCCAGCGTGGCGATGCTCTCGGTGTTCAAACTCACGGCTCCTCAAGTCCCGTGAACTACAGCGGAATTGACGTTATTGCTGTTCCCGTGTTTCCCGAGAATCTTGGGATCGCCACAGATGAAACCAATGTTATTCTTTGCGATCCCAAGAACTGGGCGCATGGTATCTGGCGTCAAATGAAGATTGAAACCCAACGTGATGTCACCGCTGGTGTGCTGCAAATCGTTGCCACCCTTCGCGTTGATGGCGACTGGATTCTCGAAGATTACACCGCAAAAGCAACTGGTGTAAAAGTTGCCTAATCGGTTCTGAAAACAGATCAACATGTAAAAGCCCTAGCCCTTGTGTTGGGGCGATACGAGGATTTATAAAATGGCTAACACGCTGACCCTTGATGCAAGTACTGGTGGCGTTCCCAAGCGACCAACTTTCACATACACCCTTGATTTTTCATTCGACACCTATGCCGCTGGTGGCATTCTTCTTGATGCACTCCTTGCGGTAGATCCTGGCTTTATAGCCACCAAACTTGCGGCAACGGACATCGTTTCCGGTTATGCCAATCTTGATACCGCTGCTGGGAGCCAAGACTTTGATGCACGATTCCTCAAAGGAACTAGAGCTATTGCCCTGATCGTTTCATCGACAGGCGCAGAGCAGGCCGCTGGAGCAATTGGCGCAACGGCAACAGGCGAAATCACTCTCATCTTGGCATAAAACATAAGTGCTTGGTGGGTTCGTCTTGGGCCTGCCAGCATAGAGGAGTACATCATGGCGATCACTATGCCAAGCATTCCCAATGACGCCTTTGAGGGTCAGAGTGGAATCACTGAAGGAACCGGAAAGGATAACGTAGGAGATCTCGCTGTCATCCTACAAGCCGCAAGAGTTGACGTCCTTGCCAATGATACAGCTATTGCTGCACTAAGTGCGGCTGTTGATAATCGTGACATGAAAAACAGCGTTCGATGTGCTACGACTGGTGCACTCGCTGGTTATGTGGCATCAGGAACAGGCATTGGCAAAACGTTTACCGCTGGCGGAGTCGGCGTTCTTACCGTTGACGGCGTAGCAACCGTGCTTGCCGATAGTATTCTCGTGAAGGATGAAGGAACCGCTGATAACGGAATCTACACCGTAACGACTGAAGGAACAGGCGCTGTTATCGCTGTTCTTACCCGAAGAACCGATGCTGACGAAGATTCTGAAGTAACATCTTCTATGCTCGTTCCTGTTGAGGAGGGCACTCTTAACAAAGACGAGATGTTCGAGTTGACGACAGACAATCCGATTGTTGTCGACACAACTGTTCTTGTGTTTGCAAAATACGCTGGCACTAACTATCTGACAGCAGATGAGAAGGCTGGAGTTTCCGCCAACACGCCAACAGGTGCTGACCCTCTCCAAACTCTTGCAACGCAAACAGCTGCTATCGGTGCTGCAACTGTGATTAACCCAAGAAAAGCAAATTGCCGACTTGGAACGATTGCACCTATCACCATTGCAACAGCTCCAGCTAATGTTGATGGTATCGCAGGCGTCGCAGGCGATCGTATCGCTGTATTGCAACAAGCTGCCCCCGCAGAAAACGGAATTTACACGTATCCCGCTGCTGGTGCTGGTAATCCACTTGTCCGATCTACCGACTTGGATACCGCTGTTCAATTTGAATCAGGTATAAATTTTGGTATCAGAGAGGGCGCAACCCTCGACAACACCCACTGGCAACTTACGACCGATACGATCCCCATCGTTGTTGGTGTTACCGGGTTGGCTTTTGGTGTCTACGCCGGCCCGAATTATCTTACTGATGATGAAATAGCCGGTGTCTCTGCTAACGCTCCTACAGCTGCTAATCCTTTGCAGTCTCTTGCAGAGATGACCGCAGAAGCTGCATTGCGTACAGCTAATAGTGTCAAAACCAATGTTCGTGTTCATGAAGCTGCACATATTGCGATTGCTGCTCCTGGGGCAACTCTTGATGGTGGTATCGTCATGATGATGGCAGGCGACAGAGCATTGCTATCTGGCCAAGCCGCTCCAGCCGAGAATGGTATCTGGGTTTGGAATGGCGCGGCTATACCGATGACACGTCCCACTGATTTCATTACAGGCTTGACCCAAAATGTTGGCTATTGCCGTGTCTTCATTGAAGAAGGTGGCTATGTTGGACAAATGTGGTACCTGGCAACTGCCAACCCTGTAAACGTCGATACGACCGCTCTGACGTTTGCGCTGTATCCAACAGCCTATACGATTCCCGCGGACGTCTCCAATGAAAACACCGTAATCCTCACAGCAGCAGATCTCGCTGCATTGAATGGTACCCCTATTGCGTTGGTTGGTGCTCCTGGTGCTGGCTTGTATGTTGAGCCAATCGGGTTCACGGTTGTAGCTACCTTCGGTGTTGCGGCATTCAATGATGTTTCTGGTAATGGTAACTTCTTGTTCCAGTACATTACGTCAAATCGACGTATTGCTGAGTCTGAGGCCGATGGTGTTGTTGACTTAGCCGCAGGTACGGAAGCCCGAACGGTTACCCCAGAACAAGCCGACATCGCTACTCCCACCATTCAAGACGTGACACCACAGCAAGAGGGACTGGAAGTCATCAATAACGGTACAGCGTTTGTGAATCCCGGAACATCAACAACAGAAGTTGCGATCACTACACGGTACCGCATTCTCAACCTCCTCTAAGCAACACACAACATGAGTTGGTCTTGTACCGGCTCAAGGCAGGCAGTTCCATGTCAGAAAAGATTTACGCAAGACTCAGACCATACGACAAAAAAGGCGGACAACCACATAGAGATATTCTGGTTGCTCATCTCAATATGAAGTTTGTTGCTGGAAAATTCATGCGAGTTCCTGATAAAATCAAAGGACCATTGACCGGGTATCTTGCGAAGCAATATCCAAATGACGATAGGTCACGAACACCTCTTTATGAGATAGTGAACGAAAAACAAATGTTTGCCGTCATCGATCAAGAGGCTAGATTTGCAGATCAAGAACGTCGGGCAATGTCCCTTGGTATTCCGGTCGACGAATTGAGACGACGGGAGCGCGATGAGCAACATCGTGTAATCGAATATGATCGTCAAGCCAGACTCAAAGAGCGCGGGAAAAGCGAATTGGAGCAAATGGCTGAGGATCTTGGCGAAGAAGGCCCCTCTGAGGTAGAAGAGATTGCCGAGCTGCAGGATAGTCAAGAGCAAGGCGATGATGTCTGGGAAGATGTTATTGAGGAACTTGTTGACGATGATGTGCAGGAGCAATCCAAAGAGAAGCCACCACCCAAACAAGGCAAGACTCCCGATAAACCAAAGAAGCCACGAACAAAGAAGAAGGCATCTACCAAGAGAGCCGCTCCTCGAAGGAAGGGTTAATCATGACCGGGGAACGAAAACCTATCACCCAGAAAAGAATAACCTCGATGAGTCAAGCGGCGTTTCTTATGATGAACGGCCTTCGTCTTATATCTGGACAGCGTAGTTCAAGCAATCGTAAAGAGTTTGAGTTCTACTTTGAAGATCTCGAAGGCAATGCAGATGCTCTCATGATGAGTTTTTTATCTAGCGAATGTCGTAAATTTGATCATGCCGTGCGCGACTTACGAGCAATTGTAAACGCAAGCCGTGCATGATTCCCCTGGATTCTCTGAAAGATGAGGTAAAAAATGTCCATTGTCACTCTTTCTGAGGTCCGCGCTCAAGGATTTACGAACCCGCCATATAGTGACTTGCGAGTTGGCGAAGCAATTGACGAGATCGAGGATTACATAATCCAAATGACAGGAAATTGGTTTGACGCTCGTACATTAACACTAGAACTTGATGGCTCTGGTGTTGATGTTTTGCCTATCCCCCACCCAATCATTTCCATATCAGAAGTAGCGATAAATGGTGACGTCGTGGATCTTGACGAGATCAAGGTTTACAATCGACACTTACAGGGATATCTGGACGCCGACGACAGGCAGAATCCTCGCCTTGAATTCGCGTCTGACTATTTCAGCGTACGTCAAACCCAATACGCTTATCGTCAATGGGTCGAAGGTTATCAGAACATTTCGGTCACCGGAAAATTTGGCTATCACGATTATGATTCTGGGAATGTCGAAGGTAAGTGCCCTCCTCTTTTGAAGAGGGCATTCTATATGATGATGACGAGATTCCTTGAGGACGCTGCTAGCCCCATGAGTACAGCAGCTTGGCGTGCTCACGAGATGAGCAGCAAAACAACACGCAATCAATCCTGTAGCAAGAGCAGCGCAATCACCGATGGTGCTCTTTTTGGCGGGATTACTGGCGATGTTTATATTGATAGAATCTTGGGTCTATACGTCAAACCAATCGGATGTGCAACGGTCTAGGAGCTGTTATGAGTTGTGGTGGACTTTGTAATTACAATCATGTTGCCCGGTTTCTTCAGCTCAATACAGTTACGACCCTAGCAAATGTTGGGTATGATGACATTTTTGGAGAGCCGAAGATTGTCACAAGTGGCGCGGCTGACCCAAGAGGCGTTGTCGGTAGAGAGAACACCACCTACGATATTATAGCTCAAGTTGAAGTCGTCCAGTCTAGTGATCAGCTGACTCAAACCAATCAAGGTAAGCAGCGAGAAGCCAAGTATGAGATTACAGCCGATCGCTATACCCTGCAAAATGCTGGTGTAATTGACTCCAACGGTGAGAGCAAGATCAGGACAGGCGCAAGACTTGAAAAGGTTATGGATCGGGCTGGTGCTTTGACGTTGGCTTTCAATGACCCACCTGGGTTGTATGTTGAAGAAGTCATTTATGACTCTTGGTTTGATCCTTCATTTTCTTTGATTGTATACGTGTGTACGCCACGAAAGAGAGGCGTGTGATGTCTGCTAGTTTTAGTATCAATGTTACACAAACAGGTGAATGGGATTCTGTTGAGAGAGCCTTGTTCTGGATGAAAATTCCATTTGATAAAGCCCTTTCTGATGCCCTAAAAAAAGAAGCACGATACCTATCTGCAAAAATACATTCCAACCTGAAAAGGGGTGGAAGTCCCGGATTCAAACCAATCGCTCCTTTCACTAGGGCCGTTCGACGCGCAATGGGCGTATCTGGACAAAAACCAGGCATTGCCACCAAGCAAGTATTGAATGCAATTGACCACACCAAGATTAGCAAATATGAGTATTTTGCAGGTGTGAAGTGTGGTCTTCCTCATATGGGATACAACAGAACACAAGATGTAGCAGAGATTGCTTTGATACTTGAACTTGGTCGTCCAAAGTTCTACCTAGAACTGGACAAGCCTGGGCGCACAGGAAAAACTCCAAGGCAATGGCTGTGGTGGCTTTATTTCAGCGGTGCAATAAAAGGCCCACCTGGATTTAAGTCTACCCACATCGAGATTGGTGCTGCTCCATCAAGGCCTTTCGTTGGTCAAGTATTCGAGAAAGAGGCCAGTAAGTCACCAAGACGGATTATGAATGAGTTGAAGAAAAGATTTGCAACTGGTGTGGGTGTGTAATGGCGCTATCAATTACGAGTATCACGCCACTGATAGGCGCAACGGCAGGCAAGACAAGGGTCACAATCGAAGGAACTGACTTTGATATTCACCCCTTCCCGCCAACTCAAACTGGATACATTGGCACGTCTTTGGGTGATTCTGTAACTGTTACCTTTGGCTTGCTCGAAGCTACGAATGTTTGGGTGTATGAAAAGTCAGGTGGAGCGCCAGGTGATACGGTAATTGAGTGCAGTACACCAAGATATACTGGCGATCCTAGCGTGTTGCCTGCTTTTGTTGATGTTGTAGTTGAGAACCTGATTACACCTGATTCTGTGACATCTGTAAATGGTTACAAGTACGCTCACCAAGATGTCGCAACAGATGCAGCAAGCAGCCCGCTGACATGTGTCACGATGGCAATAAGACAGGAACTAGCAAGGCAAATACCAGTCAAAGACGTTGTGATTCGGGTCCATACTGACTACGACGACAACACGCTTGATGGATTGAACATTGTAAAACTTGCTGACTATCCTGCTTTGATCATTGGAGGCCCATCAATTGAGCGTTCTGATGGAATATATCGAGTTCCAGATCATGAAACAGTTGTTAGTGTTGGCGACACAAGGGTTTATCGCGCTTCGTCTGTTATGGATCTCACATACACCATCACGATAGTTGATCAATCCAACCGAAGGCTATTGAACCTGACCAGCTTATTGACAGATTTTGTTGACGAGAATGGAAGGCTTGCTGTTGAGATAGAACAGGGCGACCCAACACAAGGGTTTAGGTATTTCGACATAGATTGGGAAGCAATTCCTGATGTAAATACTACAGCATCTAAAGACAATCTTATCTCCTCCACTGGAACGATGGTTGTTCATGGTGTACCCTTTGACAGAGTTGAAGGCATAGAGATTGAAAAAACAACAGATGTCGATGATGTTGTCCTCGATTTCGAGACAATGTAATCACAGGTAGGAAGGTGGCAATAATGGCAACAATCAGACTCAAAAACACAAAGCGAAGAGTGTTCAATGCTGACCTGGAAAATCAAAAAGAAAGCGAGCATCAAACATTCAGAACTACGCATGATCCAAAAACCGGAGAAGAGGGAACTCTTTTTCATTCGTTCAACACATATAAGTCACTGACTTTGCAATATAATGAGACAAGTGAGCCTCTTGATGAGGATGTCTTGGAAAATGCAAGCGTTGGTGGGGCTGTGAGAGCAAAGCGGTTGATGGTTCTAAGATAAAAGTGTTTTTAGACTGTCCAGATTTAATCAAAAAAGGAGTCTAACATGACAGTCAATCTTTCTCCTGGGGTCTATACCTTTGAAGAGGAAGCCCAGCTAAAGCAAATTCAAGGTGCTGAAACGTCAATCATTGCAATGGTTGGTGTTACCGAAAGAGGTGAAGTAGGAACACCCAAGAGTAAAACATCATGGTCTGATTGGGTGAGAGAATATGGTTCTTATATTGCGACATCTGACGCACCTCAAAGTGTGTTTGCCTCGTACCTAAATGGTGCTCGTGAAATCGTTTTCACACGAACACTTCACTATTCCGACATCACAAATCCGCTTTCCCAGACCGGTGTAAAAGCTTCTGGGACTCTTAGCAATGCTGGTGCTCGAAGCGCAACCGCTTCTGTTTATGGCACATTGGTAGCGCCGTTTACTGTGGCTAATGCACAGACATTGATCATCAAACGTGATGGCGTTTCCCAGCCCACAGTGACCTTCTCTGGCACACGAGCGGAAAGCACAAGTGTCAATGGCGAAGTCCAGGTTATGTCAGGCGGTAAAACGCTCGTACTTCAGGTTGACAGCGGACCCAGCCAAACCATTGCTTTTGTTGACGGTGATTTTGTAGCACATGCAGCCGCTACCGCTGAGGAAGTTGCAGCAGTCATCAACGCTCAAATCGTTGGTGGTTACGCTGAAGACATCGTTGGCGATGTTTTGATTGCCTCTGATACTCTTGGAAGTGGCTCTGATATTACTATTGTTGGTGGTACTGCTGATACCCTTTGGGATTGGCCCGATGCCGCTGGTACTGGAACCGTAGTTTCCCTTGCTGCTGTGACGATTGCAGAAGTTAAGTCTTTGGTCGAAGCAAGCGTTGCCCTTATTACCGTGCAAGATGACACCCTTGGCCGATTGTTAATCACACACAGCACCGCAGCATTGGCTAGCACGCTTCAGGTTGATGCAGCCCCTACCGCCGATACTGCTCTTGGTCTTGATAATGCCCTACACACGGGTCTTGATTCTACCGGCACAAGCGCAGCAAAAACAGGAACCGTTGCTGGTCCGTGGTTGCTCACGACAGCTGATGCTCTTGCCATTACAACCGATCTTGGTGGGCCAACCAGTGCTACATTCACAGGCGTCAGAGCCGCTGGAACATCGACAAATACAGAACCACAAGTAATGTCTGGAGGTAAAACTCTAACCGTCAAGGTCAATGGTGGGTCAACCCAAACCATCACATTTGTTGATGGTGACTTTGTGGCACACGGTGCTGCGACAGCCGAAGAAATTTGCGAGGCAGCTAATAAGCAATTGCTTGGCGGTAGATTCAAGCTTGACGGCGCGAAGTCATCTGTTATCTTTGAATCCGATCAAGGTGGTACAGGTAGCAGTGTCGAGGTTACCGGTGGAACGGCCCAGGCTCTCTGGTTGTTCCCGACCGTAGCAATTGGCTCTGGCAACGTTGCAAGCATCGCAGCTGTCACCTATGCAGAATCCAAGGCAATCATTGAAGCAGCCGTTGCTGGTGTTCGCGTTACCGAAAACTCCTCGGATCAACTTGTCATCACAAGAAAAGATCCAGGTGCAACAAGAACACTCGACACTCCATCAGGTACAGCGCTTACCAAGTTTGGTTTCTCTGCTGGTGTTGTGACTGGTGTGACCGGTGCTCCTGCAACTACTGTCGTGACGGCTGGCAAAACAGAAGGCTCATATGCAAATGCTTTGACGCTTCGCATTACAGCAGCAACTTCTGGCATTGCCGGTGAATTCAACTTCTTCGTTTTGAAGAGTGCTGTTCTACAGGAATTCTTTACAAACCTCACAATGGGCACATATAGTGGTGTCAGTCTTCCAACAGATGACATGTATGCCCCAACAATCATAAATGATGATGATACTGGAAGCAATCTCATCTCTATTACTGACAGTTTGATCAATGGATCAGATGTAGCCAGACGACCTGCAAATGGCGACTATACGTTGCTTTTGGGTGGAGATGGTCTTGTTGGTTTGGTTGATAACGACTATATCGGTGATTCCGCTGGCGAGAATGGCCTTCGTTCTTTCGATATTATCAACACCATTGGTATCTTGGCCGTTCCCGGTCGCGCAACTTCAGCCGTCCAAAACGGAATGCTCACATATTGTGAGGTTACTCGACGCGGAAAGATGTTTGCAGTCCTTGATCCTCCGACCTCTCAAACCGTTGCCCAGGTCATTACCTATGTTTTGACTACCGCAGCCTTGAAAAACTCCAGCGAATACGGCGCTTTTTACTATCCAGAAGTGAAGGTCGTGAATCCAAGCACAACGGTGTTTGGAAATGATTCTACTGTCACAATTCCCCCATCTGGCCCAGTTACTGGAATGTATGCCAGAACCGACAACTCAACCATTGGCGGCGTCCATCTCCAACCAGCAGGCATCGAAGAAGGAAAACTCGTTGGTGTGATTGGCATTGAGACTGATGCTGTCAAAAACGAAGCAAACAGAGACAAGCTCTATCCCCAAAACATCAACAGTATTTGGTCTGATGTTGGTGTCCCAATGCACGCTGACGGATCGGCAAACCTCAAGCGCAACGGAAATTGGCCCAGTATTGGCGAGAGACGCGGTGTTATCTTCATCAAGTCTTCGCTCGAAACTGGCCTCCTTTTTGCCAAACACAAGAACAACACTGTTGATAATCGACGCAAGGTTGAGAACAGTATCAACGCTTTCTTGTTCCAGCAAATGAATCAAGATGCTTTCGCGAGTAAAGATCCCGAAAAAGCATACTTCGTTGACATGGGTCCAGCGATAAATCCACCGTCTGAGCAATATGCTGGACGAATGAATGCTCGTATTGGATTAGCCAAGGCCAAGCCAGCGGAATACATCGTCTTGCTTATCGGACCAGATACCAGAGCATTGCAAGAAGAGATCGTCACTCAGTCGTAAATTAGATACAAAAATGAAACGCTGACCCCGTTGGGATGCGATATGCTCTTGATGGGTGTTGGTGTTTTCATAGTGGAGATTATTATGGTTGTCGGAGCAAGCAGAACGTACTATCAAAAGTGGCGCTTTCGTGTCGTGATTGACGGTTTTCCCGGTGAAGCCTTTTTTCAAAAAGCTGGACCCATCGAAGCGGAAGTTGCAGTTGCCGAGTATAAAGGCGGCGGTGCGTTCTTCGCACATAAAGAGGCGGCAAGTGGTAGCTTCCAGGCTCTTACATTAGAGCGTGGATCGACTGAAGACCAAATCATGTATGAGTGGTTCAAGAATGTCATCAATGCCGCTGCTGACAGTGGCGAGAATCAAGCAGGATACAAGAGAAATATCTCTTTATTGCAGCTTGATCGCACAGGTGAGCCAGTCAAGACATACACGATTTATGATGCATTCCCCACCAAATATACTGCTGGTGATTGGGATGGTACTGCTGATGAATTCAGCATGGAAACCATCGAGCTTCAGTACAATTACTTTGAGCAAGAAACCGTGCCATCGATTTAATAGAATCCAACACGGTCAATTCTAGTGCATTGCCGCATGGGAAATAATGCTCATGCGGTAGTGTACATTTAGGCAGAAACGAACAAGGCAGGAAAGTCAATGACTCGCCCCTGAAGGGAGCGAGCTTGTGAAGCAAGTTCGACATTGACCAGATCACTTATAGGAGTATAGAACTATGTAAGTCAACGTTATACCGAATGTAGGAACCCTTGGGTGCCGC